TTACCTTGTCGCTTTCAGAAGAAATTCCCGCTCCACCTGAACCAGCCAGAATTAGTGAAACATCTTCTTGGTCTGGATCGTTGAAGTGGTCATATGCAAGGTTATATTCGCCAGCAGTGAATGTGGATGGACCATCTGCTCCACCAGAAAGTTTTCTAGAAAATATTCCGCTTGCAGTGTTTGCAAAGGTAGTCGTGACATCTGCACTTGTTCCATAAGTTGATACGCCCAAAGATACATCTGGGTCAGCAATTCGGATGTACTTAGACTTCTGATTGATAACTTCCTTGAAGTAATTACTTTCTCCTGCATCATTTTTTGCGTCGGATGCTGCGGAGAGGAAGGGATAGAGTTCCAGCACTGCATTTGCAGTTCCTGAGAAAAATCCAGTGTTAGAGTCGATAATGGCGATGTGAAGTTCATCTCCGGTTCCGCCCTTTTCTGCTACATATTGCGATGTGCCCGGACCTTCAGAGAAATATGTGTTAGGCCACCAACCTTCAAAACCACTTCCCGAAGTGTTGTCGCCAGCATGGTCACACAGTTCAATGGTGAGCTTGTCTCCATTCTGCCCTGCATATTTCGCATAGAACGTGTTTGCTGTGGGTGGTGAAATATCAAAGGACTCGTCATTATTAATTAATGTGGCACCGTCAGCATGGTCAGCAGCATTCTTCATATCTGAACTAGTCACACGAACGAAGCGAAGTGCGTTTGTGTATCCAAGAAAGTTAGCAGCAGTAAAAAAGTCTACTGCGGTATTGTTATTTGGCTTACCAAACTGTTCTTTTAAATCGTCTTCTGAGGTAACTAGGGTCGAGACATCGGCTGGACCCCATGTAGAAATACCTGCGAATGCACCAATGCTGGTGGATACGGCAGGGATAACTGTGGTCAAATCAATTTCGGATACGTTTACACCGGGGGAAACTTGAAAAGGCATTTTTTACTCTCCTTTGAGGAATATGGCAACACATATATCCATAAACTTATTCCTCAATATTTATAAAAAAGCAGTTTTCAAGCATTAAACCAAACTTGACCATCATCATCAACAAAGGATTCCTCATCTGTACCCTCATCGACAAACCCAAATGGAAGAATGTCATCCTCAATTATCTTCATCTTCTCTTCCAGCATTTTCTTTCTTAGGTCAAGGTCAGTCAACTCCTTGAAATAGGGTTGAGAAGAAATCCACGCAAACAACAATAGCGACATAACCAAGTCATCATAGCAACCTACATCAGCCTCATATGAACCTGCCTTTGAAATAAAGGAACTCAACTCAGATATGGTATCGAAGTCATTAACAATCAGCTTTTGGTCTTCAATGAGGTCTTTGAGCATTGAACATCCAATTTGCTTCACCTTCTTCGACATGGTTAGACCAATATCTGTAGTCCCCTTGCCAAACCCACCATCAAATACTTGCCCTGCTCTCCCCCGAGTGGTAATTAATACCATATTTTCATATTCAATGTCACCATGAAGGATGTCAGCCACCTGTTTTCCTATTCCATTGGTTTCAACCAAAACATAGGCTTGATTATATCTTTCGGCAACGGTTGATATTACATTTGGATATAATAGGGGAGTAATTCCAGAGTTTCTATACTTGGCAACCTGTCTATATGGAAATTCTGTGGTGTCTATAATAGAAAATGCAGAGTAATCTAGATTTTCCCCGTGAGAAACATCAACTGTCATCACATACATGTGATCTTCAATGGGGTCTTCATAGATATCCAGTTGATTTTTCTGGTCAATCGGAGTCTTGAACACAAGATTCTTCAAGACACTACCTGAAATGAGTGTATTCAGACCACCGACGAACTCACCTTCAAATTCCTGTGCCCATCGTTCCTTTCCGATGTTTCGGATTGTCTCCTTCTTCCAATCATCATCTCTTCCGGGGACATCTTTCCAATGAACTTCAACGGGAACATAATTATTCTTCTTATCCTTGGCATCTTCCCACATCTTATAGAAGTGATTTAATCCATTAGGAGTAGAAACTACCACAATCTTGGTAGATGTACCAGATGAAATCGTAGGATAGACAGATGCCATGAACTCATCGGCAATATTAGGTGGAACGAATGCAAACTCGTCCAGAAGAATCATGTTATATGAACCACCACGAATGGCTGAACTGGAAGTGGATGCCGCAATCACCTTGGAACCGTTTTCAATTTCAAGATTACCCTTATTCCAAACCATCACACCCTGCTGTAGAAACTTGGGGAGGTTTTCATATGCCAGTTGTAATCTGCTCAGAATATCCCGTGCCAATGAACCTTTATTTGCAAGGATGGCAATGTTGACGGATTCGTTGAACAGGATGTACCAGAGGAAATACGAAACAACCGTGGTAGATTTGCCTACCTGTCGAGGTGTGCAGAAAATAGAGAAGCGATTGTCATGAATCGTCTTGACCATTGTTTTCTGAAAATCATAAAGGTTGAATGGAACCAACCCGTGGTCTACATGCACAACCTTAATATAGTTTTCAATAAAATACTTAGGGTCTTTGGCACACTTGAGATATTCTTCAAGTTCATCTTCAGTATAGTCATGGGGAATACCAACAGGTTTTAATAGTGGGTTTCCTAGATAAGCGGTTTGGTCATCACTCATTTAACTTTTTAAAATCCTTTGTCTTTTGGTTCTCATGCCCCTGACTCCGAAGAAACTTCTGAAGTTCATTCGTTGACCCAACAAAGATTGCATTCTGAGTGACCTTCTTGGCACTCTCTTCATTCTTAATTTTCTTCATGTCTTTCTGAAGGTCTATCAAGTCCTTGTTGGTTTCGGCAAGCTGGCGCATGATTTGACCAAAGACTTCCCATGCCCGTGGATGGTCTGAGTCCTTGGCAAGTTCAAGAATTCCATCAAGTGCCGAACCACCCTTCTCAATAATATCCTGAAGATTGTTTCTGACATATTCATAATCCTCATCTTGATGATCTTCCCGCATCACATCAAGCGATTGCTTTGTGAGTTCAATTAATTTATCGTCCATGATATTAACTTCCTAATATATTTGTAATGTCTGTTGCTATTCCAAAGGTATTACTTGCATTAATCTGGTTGACCGGAACACTTGCGAGCGCATTGGTTGTTGGTGAGCCGTTGGCAAACATAGCAGGCTGAATTGTAATTTGGTCATACGAATTCGCAGAAGTGTTTGCAGTTGGATACAGATTTATATATGCCTTATTAATGATGCCAGTATCGCCAATGTACCCAAAGAGGTTCCCCTTTAATGTAAAATCAAGAGTCCAAATAATAACTCTTCGTTCATCATAGCCTCCCTCATAATTATCATCAGTAACAACAGAGTTCAATATAAGAGGAATGTCCATATTCAATCCCAAGCCAGTTGTACTCTTTAGTGAAACAGTAAACTCGGGTGTGAAATAGGGAAGTATCTGTTCGATAATGTGAGTTCCATCTTCAATGTTTGATATATACACGCTAAGTTGGAATTGAAAATCATATGGAACTGGCGTATAAGAAGAAAAGATTCCCGTATTGGATGTGGCAATTGACTTTGCTCGATGCATACGATTCATCGTATTTAATTTGCGCTCTGTAGAATACGTCATTCCAATCATCTCAAAGGACATTCTTGGAAGAGTCATTGAAACAGGTCGGTCGAGGTTTAGATCACCATTGATTCGTTCAATGAATCTCTGCCTCGGTGCATATGCCAAGGGAACTGCAATGGTGTCTGCATCTTCCCCGCTTGCTGCCCTGCGATTGATTTTAAGATTATTAAACAGAGTCCCAAACGAAATTACATAATCTCTGATTGTCCCATGTGAAAATGTATTAGTAAACATGATTTAGAAATCTCCAAAAGGATTGTTTTCAGAGAAGTCCAAAATACTGTCTGATTCGGTTTCAATGAATGTATTGTCTACCCACGTTGTGCCTGTATTTGCATTAAACGATGGCATAGTATTTCCATATGCATATGTAGTTCCAATGACATCAATTTCATCAACTCCAGTATCAATCGTTTGATTATTATAAGCAAAGAGTTCGCATCGAAGGTCATATACCGGAAGAGTCCCAGCAGTGTAGAATACCGATTCATGCTCCACAAATTGAATCTCAAACAACTTCTTGTTCAGTGGCAAATAAATCAAGTCACCTTCGCGGGGTCGGGCAAACTCGGAGGTAGTTGTATCTGATAATACTTCATTGGCTTCCAACTGTTGAAATCTTTTAATAGCGACAGTAAAGGTAATCTGGTCACGAATGTCCAAACCAAACTTAGAGAGGAACTCGCCTTCGCCTTCAAACCCTTCGACATTTTTAATATACATCTCGATATTAAATGCCTGATTGAAGCTGGAGAGTGTGTCCTCTTTGTATAACTGGTCTGAGCTTGCAGATGTTCTACGGGGAACCCAATACACATCCATCCCATAGAACTTAATACTCTCTATGATTAAATCATGAACGAGATTCTGTTCGGGATTGCTTTCAAAATTATTGACATAGATATTTGTGGGCATGATTAAGTTACCCCACTAAGAAGTCAACAGGAAGCTCATAAGAAAGAGACATTTGCTCTTTCAATCTTTCAATTTCAGTTCGTGCATCTTCAAGAATTGCCCTACCATTTAAGGTGACACCACCGGGAAGCTGCACACCTTCAAACTTACTTAAATTCATTCCCCATTGTTCCTTGATAAGTGCTGTGGTATAATCTTTCAAGAATGAATTTCCCCATAATTCTGATGCATCACCCACTTTTTGATGTGTCTCAAGAACAATATAGTCTCCAGCTTGAACATCAGTTCCCCAAGCCCAATCAATGTAGACTTTGTTTGTTGCGCGATTAAATCTAATATTACTCATTCCACTAATTAAATCTTGAACCATATTAAGATGTGAAAGTCTCATCCAATAGTTTGACATCTCGCGAACACCACGGGTGCTATAGGTTGCAATATCATTAAATGCCATTTGATAACGAACAGAAAACATATTGGTAGTTTGCCCGCTGCTCGCGAGCATTCGACTAATGCCAATAATTGAGTTGTTTTGAGCATCTGTCAAAGTCAGATACTTATTTGTAATATCGGTTGAGGTGACTTCATGTGTCTCAAGCAATTTTTCAGTTCCATCAAAATGATATTCTTGCCAAAAACGCAGAGCATCGTCAATTCGATCTTCCATTTGAAAGTCATCAATGTTGACTTCAATTACTGGATGACCCAATTTTCTTAGACAATAATCTTTAAGTTCTTCTCTGTTTGCTGGTACTGCCATTTAAATTAATGCTCCCTAGTTATAATTGGAAGAGCCATCTCCACCTGTGGAATTTGTGGTATACATTGAACCAACCTCTACGGATGGAGTTACTGTTGCGATTCCCTCTAACACCCTTGTCTTGATTGGAAGAGTACCATTCTTGTCTGTAACCACAATTTCATACAAATATCTTCCACTCTTTACTCCCGAGGTGATAATGTTATTAGCTTTCAATGTTATAGTATCATCAGCTATAGTGATTGATGTATTAAATGTAAGTGCAGAATCTGTATGCAGAGAACTCTTTCTCATCTGTGCATTTGCATGATGATTTGCATCAAGTCCCAGCTTTGTTGTTGCACTTGGGCTACTGAATACAGTGAATGTCTGCGAATAGTCTGAGCCTTGGTCTATTGTGATGTTTTTGGTTCTGCTTGCCATTTATACAAAATCTCCCTATATTATTTAGGTAAAGGATTCTTTTCCTTGGCATTTTTGACCTTATGATACCATGTATTCTTGTCTTTTTTATTTA